TGTCATGTCTAGCCTAAATAAATATGCAGACCAGTTAAAAAATGTGTATATTTATAATATAACTTAACCAATAAAAGGAGGCAGTAATGTCAAATGTTGAGCAAGAAATAACCGATTTAATCGGTGAAGTAATCCAAGATAGTACTGTTGTTGAAGATGCAGTAGACAACGCACTAAATAACAACTACGACTTTCAAGACATGCAGAGTAGAGTTGACTCTTTAGAAAGTCAGATGGACTCAAATGCCATTGACACTGATCAGATACTTATGCGACTAGCTAACCTGATCGTCAAAGATGATCCATCGAATAAGACAATAGTGTATATGTCTCATATCGATGGTCTCAAAAAAGAGATCGAAGATCTGAAGAAGGCACTAGCAGACAAGGAGGAAACTGCTAATGGGTAAGACTCCACTTTTCACCGAAGGCTTCATTGAAGCCTTCGAGGAAGATCCAAGCCAGTTCATTGGCAGAACGATCTCCGAACACGAAGCATACGAGATGTATGACGAGATGCTAGACGATCAAGAATTAATTAGAATTGGCGGAGTGTTACGACAACATTCAGATGTTCTAAGAAAAGTTGATCCAATAATGTACAGATGTGGTTTTAGCGACTACATTTCACACCTCGAAGAAGACCATGTTTATGTCGAGGGATACACAGAACCACCACAAGATTCCTAGTTGGTTGGGGAGGCTGGACAGAAATGTCCAGCCACAAAGTGACCGTAGGGGTGGGAGGTCGGGACTCCACCCGAATACGCAGTCCCACCCCTACGGTCATCTCCAGGCAAAAAAATTGCAGACAAATTGCAGCAGCCGTGAAACAATATTGGCGAACCAATAACAACTAATAGGGGACGTTATGAAAAATATAGTTACAAAATATGATTTTCAAGCTTTGTGTGGAAAGTACTTAATTGATGTTGGGGTAGCATTAGAAAACCCTTTTATCATGTCGTGCTTAGCGAACCAAACACCAAGGCAAACTAAAGAAGAAAAAGAGGAAATTTTATTTGATATCGAGGAAACTTTAAGGGACGAATTTTAAAAGGGGGCAGATCTAGGATCTGCCTTTTTTTGTTTCATGGTCGGACTACGAAGGGTCGCAAAGCATGGGAGGTCGCAATGGTCAAAGTTTCAATAATCGATAATCGACTACAAAGGGTCGCAGACTTCGGAAATTCGCAATTTTGGGCAATGGATCGTGCAACAATGCCCCCGTCAAATAAAATTAGATCGGAGGTCAAAGGTACTCGGAGCAAGAAAAAAGAAACACCTTTACAAGAATTATATCTTAAATGCCAAGCAATTTGGGACTTTTCGCATTTTATGGTATTTCCTTTTATTGGGGATTTTAACTCTATAAATAATGGAATACCATTTAATAGAATGAATAAATCAGGAAAACCACTAGCTACTCTATTTTCTATTTTTTGGAAAAAAGAATTTTTCGGAAGTGCCTTTTTTATTTCATTCGCTAGTTGTTTTTCTCTTGACATATGATATGGGAAAAACTAGGATAAACTATAATATAAACTTAACATAATGGAGAATGTTATATGAAAGTAGAAAACATGACAAGTAACAAGGGCAATAAAATTGCTAATCAATTTGAAATAACAGATGATTTTAATACTGTTTATTTTCAATCATACGATAGCATAATTGCTAAAAAGACATGGAATGATAAAGGAGAAAAAAAAGTTTTCCTTGATAGTGATTATTGGGATTACTCAGTAACTACAGGTAAGTATAGAAATATCTTTTTGAATGAAACTAAAAAAGAAACTGAAAAAAAGATAGCTAACGGAACTTATATTTTAACAAATTTAAATGAGGAGAACTAATAATGAAAAAGAAACTTTTTTATATTTGCGATGATGAAAGCGAAAATTATTTTGTTGGTCGAATTTATCGTTCTGATAATGAAATAAAAGACGAACTAAAAAATTTAAAAGTTGGAGAAATTTTTGAAATTTCAGAAACAAGACATTTTTTAAGGTGGGAATAATGAACTATTCAGAACTTGATAATTACTTAAAAGATATTGGTTTTAATCATATCAACTATTCCAAAAACTATAAACTCGAAGTTCCGACTTCGAGTTTAAAAGGGGTTGATGCAGTAACCGATATCTTAGTTGACGAATACAACGAAACAGAAAATTTCATAAAAGATATTTTTAACAGAACTAAAACGGAGTGGTTATAATGAAAACATTTAGAACAGAATTAAAAGAACTATATCTTGATTGGTATAACAATTATTTAACAGTTGGTAAATTTGCAGAACATCACGGAATGCAAGAAAAAGACATGGACAAGATATTAGATCTTGGCAAAAAGTTTGTTTTTTATGATGCAGATAATCAAGGTTTATCTTTAAGTGATATTGAAACTGCAATTTATAACGGATTTACTGTTTATTGGAAAAACAGTAATTATCAAGTGATAAAAGATAAGATAGGTCAATATCTAATTAAATGTTTATCCAATTCACATTGTGTCGGATTAACAAAAGCTGATGGAACTTTAAGAGATGATCCAAAAGATTTTTTCTTAGGAGGTATGAACAATGGGTAAACTAAAAAATCATATGATGGAAGTAGATGATTATGTAAATAGCATAATTGACGAAAAGACAATCGAAGAAATATTAGTTTCTGTTGACCAATTATATGGGAAATACTGGGTCGGTTATGTCGCAGAACAATTAATAGACCACAACGAGTTGACTAATATTAATGATTAATGTTAAACAAAAAAGGTGTAATGCTAAATCAGGAATTAGTATTTTCGCTAAAGTCGGAGATAGAACCCCTCCCCTCACTATCTCCGACAACTTTATATTCGCCATCAATAAACGCAGAGGGGTATTGTTTCCTAATTTCAGCAAGTCTAGCTACTATTTCATCACGGCTAAGTTGGTCGATATGG